TGGTTACATCTGAACCTGTAGCAACTCCAGCACCGGTTGTTGAGCCTATCAAAGAAGTTGTTGCTGAACCTGCCGCAGAAAACGAAGAAGAAGAAGTCGCAACTGCAAAGAAGAAGAGTCGTTCATCCACTGACAAGTCAGAATAGTTGAGACTTTTTGAGCGAAGACTCAGTCATAAAGGGGCTAAAAGCCCGAGCTAATGCTCAAAGAGGCGGCGCGCAAAGAGGCGGTGCTCAAGGAGGAATGGGAGCACCAACTGGCCCACTTCCAAGTAACTATGCTTCTGGTGGCGTTATGTCTCAATACAATGAATGGAACTTTGGCATATCTTACGGTAATGCTCTTCCTCGTTCGTGGGACACGTTCCTTTCCGGCGCATTTGGTCCTATGGCTCCAATTCAGCCAATGGGCATCGATGCTCCGCAGACAGATTCTGGAAGACCAGAACCTCGTCGAATGCAATACCCAATTGCATGGAACATGCCAATGGGTCAACCTGGCTCAGAAGGTCTTAAGCTTGTATCATTTGCAAATCTTCGCGCGTACGCAGACATGTATTCAGTTGTTCGCGCATGCATTCAAGTTAGAAAAGAAGAAATCCTTGGTCTTGACTGGGACATTACACCAACTGATGACGCTGCACGCGGCATGCGTGGAGATTTAGATAAGCATGATGATTTTCAAGAACGTCGCTTAGAAGCGCTAAAATTCTTTAAACGTCCTGACCCAAACTACCACGACTTTTCTGGTTGGATGTCTGCAGTTCTTGAAGATGTCTTTGTTGTTGATGCTTTAGCACTTTACCTTCACCCACCTCGTGTTGATGGTAAAGGCGTTTTAGGTTCTAATCTTGCAGCACTAGAAGTACTTGATGGAACAACCATTCGACCAATGCTTGACATTCGTGGAGGAACTCCTCGTCCTCCTGATGTAGCGTACCAACAATATCTTTGGGGAATTCCTCGTGTAGACATGATGGACATCATTCTTGAATCAGACATTCAAGAAATGGATGACCCAGTTGATGAGTATCGTGCTGACCAACTTCTATACTTACCATACACTCGTCGTTCTTGGACACCTTACGGATTTCCTGGGATTGAAAGAGCAATTATTCCTGTAATGACTGGCCTTCGTCGCCAGCAGTTTCAACTTGATTTTTATAGTGAAGGAACTATCCCAGGCCAATTCATTATTCCTGGCGATGACATTAGCACTCCTCAACAGATTCGTCAATTGCAAGATACTTTGAATGCAATTGCTGGAGACCAAGCATGGAAGCATAAGATTATCGTTCTTCCTCGTGGTTCAGATACAAAACCTCAAAAGCCTATTGACTTGGCAAGTGGTTTTGACGAAACAATTACTCAAATGATTTGTATGGCGTACGATGTTATGCCAATGGAACTTGGAATGAGTAGTGGAAGCTCAAGTTCTCAGTCTTCAGGTGCTGCAAGCCAGATGGCAAAAGCAAGTCAAGAAATTAGCCAACGCAAAGCTCTTAAACCAATGCTTCAGTGGCTTAAAAATGCTATTTTTGACCACATCCTTCAAGATATTTTCATGCAAGAAGACATGCAATTTGTATGGATTGGCATGGAAGACAGCAAGGATGAAGAGACAATGGCTGACAACTTCAAGACTATGATTAGTACTGGAATCTTGTCAATTGACGAAGCTCGTACTCAAATGGGTCTTAATCCTTGGGGACTTCCACTTACAAGTGACCCTGTATACGCAACAGCAACTGGACTTACAACTCTTGGAGCCATTGACCCATCTGTGGCAGATGCTATGCTTGGTGAAACTGTAGTTGGAGAAGCTGGAGCAAACGCTCCTCAACAAGTCACTATGACTGAAAACATCAACACTGATGGAACTGAATCATCTGGCCAAGCGCCTGCTCCTAAACCGGCTTCTTCTGCAGGAACTCCGGGAATTGGTGGCAGGCCTAAGACTGATGGAACTCCAGCAGGAGTAGGTGGAGGAGCTCCTTCTGTTACTCAACCTGCTAAAGGAACAAGTACTCCACTTCATGGCAATAGTAAAAAGAATCCAAAACAAACTAAAGCTTTAGAAATTGCTGTCACAAGTGAGCTCGACTTAATACGGCGCACTCTAAAAAAGGGACGAAGTCTCGATGGTTGGAAAACTGAATTTGTTTCTTCTTCTGTTCTTGGAAAAATAAAGAAGTCGTATGAAGAAAGTAAAGACGCTTCACTTGCAATTGCTATTGGAAAAGCAGCATTTAGAAACGAACAAAGAGTACTTACTAGAAAAGAAACAATCAACGAAATCTCTGCTCATGTTTTTGATTCAATTCAACATCTTGCTTCAAACATAAACAATCCCCAAATAGGAATGATTAAGTTTATTGATGGCTCTACTAAGATTCTTCAACATGGCTATCATGCAACTTTAAATGCAGGAGCTCGAGACGCATCTTCAATGTATGAAAAAGTTTCAGCAGTAACTCCTTTTAGCTTTAAAACAATTGCTGAAGCAAGAGCAGAAAACCAAAGAGGATACCTCACTGGTCTTGCTCAAGACATTATTAGTGGAGAATCTGATGCAAAAATTGCAAATAGACTAAATCTTTACGTTCGTTCTTTAGTTCCTGCATACGAGCAAGGATTTGGTTTAGCAGTAATTTCTGGCCAAGCAATTGGAAATTCAACTTTAGGTAAAAGAGGTAGTTCTGCTCCTTTTACATTCTCAAATGATAATTTATTTGCGCAAGATGAACCTGTTGATGACTATGCTGCTCTTGATGATATGTATCCAGAAGATTCAATGGGGATGACTGATGTTGTTGATACAACTGATACTTCTAACGACGGTGTTGACTTATTTGCTGGCTTACTTGGCATAGGGATGTTTCTTGATAATCTTCTTGGCGGAGATATTACAGAAGCAGATAGTGAAGATTTCTTAAACTCTCCAAATGCAACAATTATTTGGAACGCTGAAGGTGAAGACCCATGCGCTCTTTGCATTGAAAGAGATGGAGAAGAATACACAATTGAAACTCTTCCTTGTTGGCCTGGCGATGGAGGCTTTGGAGAGTTTTGTGAAGGCGCTGCAAATTGTAACTGCACACTTGAATACGTAGAAGGCGACCAAAGTACAACTGCTGATAATCCATTTAGCACTGATTCTGTAGACTTTTACGCTCAAAGAGCAGCAGAAGAAGCAGCATTTGACCAGCAAGCAATTGATGCTCGTGCTGCTGATATTGCTGCTGTTGCTGAAGAAAACCCAGATGCTGCTGCTCGCATGGCTCAACGTGACATGCTTTACGGAGTACCAAATACAAATGACGCGTATTACGCAAGTGAAGAACCAAGCATAATTAAAAAAGAAACCGGAAGCCTTGAAGATGCTGCCTGGTATTACTTAAAGTCGCACTACAAAAAGCGCGCTATTCAATGGGTCAAAGAAGCAACTTGGACGTTTAATAATAAACTCAATATTGATGACTTGATTCTTATGCGTAAGCCAGATAACATTGATAAAGATAAAGTGGCTGAAATTAAAGAAGAGTTCGCAAACGGCCGCACAGTGCATCCAATAGTTGTTGTGAAGACTTCTGAAGGATACGAAGTTGCAGATGGAAACCACAGAATCACCGCACTTAAAGAACTTGGCATCAAAACTGTAGCAGCATACGTTGCATCTGGAGTTGGTGACTTTGGTCCTTGGGTTACAATGATGCAAGATAATTCATTGAAAAAGTTTGTAGCGCCTACTCAAGAATCATTTGTGGCGTACAAAGCACTTGACCCAAGTGCACTTGCAATACTTCAAGTTGGAGACGTAGTTTCTGATGGAGAAATGACTGTCTTCTCTTCTGCAAAACCTGTTGCTGAAGCATACGCAATTGTCAAGTACTTACCGTCTGGTCGTCTTCTTCCAGGCCAAGAACTTATTGTCACAGACATTACAGGTAATGAGGTTACGCTGGAGATTCTGTAGTGTCGTCTATACTTCACTCAGGTCTTTGGCGTCCAGACATTCTTAAGTCTCAGCCTTGGACTCCTGCAGTACAAAAAAAGAAAATTGATTTTGACCCAGATGAAGTATCTCCTTTTTGGTCTACACCAGAAGGAATCCAAATTCTTACTTCATTGCTTAAAAAGTATTCAGAAGACCAACCACGCGATAGCCACGGTCGCTTTGCATCTGGAGAATCTGGCGATACAAAAGATAAAGAACTTGCTCCTCACTTAAGTTACATTTCAAATGCAGTAGAAAGTTTTCGTGCTGCTGGAGGAGAAGTAAAATTACTTGACCCAGGCTTTGACACTGACGAATTAGAAAAAATGGCGTCAAATCTTACTAGTACTATGGATAAAATATACGATTCATATACAAGCAAGTTAATGACTAGTTCTGAAGTAACGCAAGTTGATAAACTAACTACTGCTTTAAATGCAATGAGAGCCGCGGTCACAGATACACTTAGTGGAATAACTGAAAATGTCTTTGTTGCATATGATAAAAATGGCAGCCCTGTAGCTGCTCTTTCATTCAATGAACCAATGGGAGAAAGTCTTTCAATTGGTTATCTTGGGTCTACTTTGACCGTTGCAGGTGCTGGAACTGCATTGCAATACGAACTTGCTCAATACGCAGCAAATGAACACGTAGGCGTTGACAGTGTAAGTGGAATGGGTTCTCAAAACTATCACGAACTTATTGGAAGAACTGTTGACAATGCTGGTAGTTCAACTTGGACAGACGAACAAGTTCAACAAATTGCAGACTTAAATCTTCCGAGTCTTCAAAAATTATTTAAGTACGATGAAGACCAACAGCGGGATAGTCACGGACGTTGGACTTCAGACGGTAGTACTGGTGCACATATTGAAGATTTACATGGACAAAGCTTTCTAAATAATTTTTCTAGCACAGCCGCAACTAATAGAGCAAAAGACGTTGCTTCTGGAAAACTAAAAGTCGTGTCTGAAGTGCATGAAGGTCATACAAGCCATCTTGAAACTTCTCTCGGCACGTTGCATGTCACTAGACTTGGCAAAGAGCAGTGGACTGGATATTGGGAACCAAAAGGCACACCAAAAGAGTCCGGTACAGGTAGAGTTGTTTATCAAGGTGTTGGTAAAAGTGGATTAACTGCAAAAGAACAAGCAGCATTGTCTGGTTATAAAGGCGGAGCTTTTGTTGAAATTAACGGAACTTTGCGCGGAAAATCTTCGTCATTTGAAACTGATGAAAGCAAAAAGCAAACTCAAGAAAAAATAGCTCAAATCGACAAAATGATGCAAAGGTCTCAACTCACAGAAAAAATACAAGTATATAGAGGATTTAGGTCAGGCGTACTGCCTCAAAACTTAAAGGTAGGCGATACTTTTGTTGATAAAGCTTTCACATCTACATCTCTTTCTGCAAAAGTAGCAAGCGGGTTTGGCGCAAATGTTTTATCAATAACATTACCTGCTGGAACAAGAGCAATTGAATACGCTGGAGGAAAACTAAAAAATGAACAAGAATTCCTTGTAGATAGAAATACTACATACAGAGTTACAAGTATCAATTCATATGGAACTATCTCAGTAGTTGCGGAGCAATCATGAGTAATTATTTTGTATGGGAAAACGGTGATGTAGAGTTTGATTCTCAAAACACAGATAAGCTTTTTAAGTACGATGAAGACCAAGAAAGAGATTACCACGGTCGCTTTGCAGAAGACACTGCTTTTCCTGTAGCAGGTATGAAACTAGGAGGAGAGTTTCAATCTGGAGATGTTATTACTTG